CTCGTTATTCTCAAAGTATTTCATGAGGCCTGCGCGTACGAGGGCCCGGGTAAAGCTCGGCTTTTTGGTGCGAGTGTTCAGAGTCACCCTGGCCTTGAGGTCGGGTACGGTACAACCGTCGAGCTTCTGATCCTTCATGTGCTCGGTAATCTGGGTACGAAGCTCCTTCTCGTGCTGATTCAGCGTCTTTACATCGACGCGAATAGCCTGAATCTGCTTCTTGACTGCGACCCACTCAGCGATCGTCTCTTTGAAATTCATTACTTTTGGTGGTAGTCACGCCTTTAACAAGCCTTCTTGACCTGATTCCACTGCCACGCAGACCATGCGGTGAGCGTCGAAATCACGAAGAGGAAAAAACCAGCAAGTGGGTTCATTCCATTGCCGTACACGTACCACATTATACCTAGCATACATGAGGTGTTAAAAGCTATAAAAGCCTGGTCCATGGCAATTGTCCATGTTTGCTGGTAAGTGCAAGTCATTAATATTGATCAGTATTTTAAAGACTGGGGGAACTGAATCCGGGGACCTATGTTGGGAACCTTGTGGGAACTGAATCCGGGTCTGGCGTCCCGAAGTCATCTGGTCTGTGGACCTCTAGCGCCCAATTTCGAACTGGGGGCGCATTAGGTCCGGAACGATCGTGCTGTTCTGCCAGATGGACACCGGCGTGCGAGGGTTCACCGGCTCGGAGCGAACGTCCCAGTTGGCGTTACGGAGCACGCCGCCTGTTGTCTCAGGGAACCCGATCTGTGCACGGGGGTCCAGGTAGCTCTGGCCGCTCAGGATCGCGTCGGCTGAAAAGTCGCCAAAGTCCTCCTGAGACGGAATCTCCTTGGGGAGCAGGGAGCTGCTCACACCCATGCTGGACGGCACCCAACCCATTGAGCCCTGGTTGTTCGTGCTCGACTGGAACAGGCCCGTCTGAGCAGAGTTGCCACCCGCGCTGGAGCTCATCGGGTCGGAAAATACGTTATAGCTGGAGCGGAACTTGGGCTTGAAGATGATCCAGAAGAGTACAAGTGCCACGACAGCAATCACGATACCATTACCCTTCGCCATTTACTGAAGGGCGAGTAAAAAAACCTAGGACCCCTCTAGTAAAAACCATTCGGCTGCTCACCGCCGTGACGGTTGGTCAGGTCCAGGTTGAACCCACCGATACTGCTGGACACGGCGATCTGTGGTCTGAAGAGGAGGGAAAGGAGAAGTAGCACCAGAACTAGGAGAAGCTTGGACATTTATATGTGCTGAGAATTTCTAGGCGTCCTCATCCGAGTCAATCAGACACTTGACCGGCTCAACCTTCTTGCGCTCGCGAACCTGAACGAGCTTCCACACTGGACCGAACGACCGCTTGAGGAACCAGATGCCGTCGAGCTGAAGCAGGACGGAGCAGATGGATCCGCTGGCCGGTGGCTCTTTGGTAATCTCCTTGTTCGGTGCAAAGAACACAGGCTTCTCCGACACCACCTGAAGAGACGAGTCCTCGATGGACGACTGGTAGTAGTTCTGGAGAGTCTCGCGGGGAAACTGACGGGAGAACCAGGCCGTGGAGTTCTCGACTGCGGCATCGATGATCTTGGAGTCCTCCTCGGCGATCTTTGACAGGTTGCCGTGCAGGAGCACCTCTGATGCTGACAGCTCGCCGACGGTCACGGACTGGAGCTGAACATAGTAGGCAGGGTCGACACGGACGTAGAAGCGACCGTCCTGAAGCTTCTCCGGTGCAGAATACATTACGAATAAAATGTCTGTAACCTTTAATGAACCTGGTGCCGAGCGACTGTATGTTGTGCACCTGGGACTCTAACGGTACGTGTTCGAGGATGGACCTGACGAGCGACCAGCCGAAGCTTGTGGGTTGTCCGTCGGAGTGCTGTATCCAGCGCGAGGACCGGTCGTCGACCAAAGTCCCATTTTGGCTATTCTCGATTTACATAATGATGTTCGCCCTGGTCGTGCTCAGTACCATGAGTCTTTTCGTACGTTAGAGACGAGGGGCGTGTGAACAGCAGAAAATGGCTGCCACCATCGAGACCCTCGCTGCCAGCATCAAGTCCCTGCACCGCGATGTCCGCAAGATTCGTCAGATGCTAGAGGACCCGACCGGCGAGAAGGCGGACAAGCGTGCCCAGAACAGCGGATTCAAGAAGCCTATTCCGGTGTCAGACGCCCTGGCCAAGTTTGTGGGCCAGGCACCAGGTACTCTCATGTCCCGTTCGGACGTGACGCACGCAGTGAACGAGTACGCGACCGCCAAGAACCTCAAGCAGGGCCAGAAGATTCTGGTGGATGACACTCTAAAGGCCCTTCTGCAGCCTCCGGAGGGCTTCGACCTGACGTTCATGAACCTACAGCGCTTCCTCAAGCCGCACTATCTGGGGTCCAAGGACCAGGAGGGGTCCGGGGACCAGGTGCCCGCGGCCCAGAAGGAGGCTCCGAAGAAGCCGCGGGTCGCCAAGCCGAAGGCGTAGAAAATAGTTGCTGTACGTAGTTTTCTATACAGGGGTCGGTGCACGTAGAAATCACATTCACACAACTGAACAGTTCATTCGCGTCGCTCGAAGTCTAGGTCTGCGCGACAGATCCGTGCGCATGCTCGCGTACGAGACGGGTGCTTCGCTGTTCTACGTCAGCGTAGACCGGAACGGCAAGCTTCACGTGGTTAGAAAATAGAAGCATCTAGTAACCAAGAGATGATTGCTCCAGAGTTGGACCGGGGACGCATCGAGGCCCTGGTCGGTACACGGGTCGGTGACCTGACACTGTACAGAACCGCATTCACACACAAGAGCGCTCTCAAGCAGTATTCGCTAAAAAATTCATACGAGACGCTCGAGTTTCTTGGGGATGCAGTTCTGGGTTTCGTTGTTACAAAGTACCTCTTTGATAACTTTTCAGGTGACGAGGGGTTCCTGACCAAGGCGCGTACCAAGATTGTACGTGGCAAGACACTCGCAGATGTTTCGCGCAGGCTTGATCTCGGGTCGATGCTCCTTATGGACGACAAGGGTATGCGTCACGAGTGGTTCCGCAACGAGAAGATCCTCGAGGACGTTTTCGAGGCTCTGGTCGGTGCGATCTACCTGGACCTCGGGGTTCTTTGGGCCAGGGAGTTTGTGACGCGACACCTGATCCAGGGGCCGGTGAGTCTCGAGGATGACAACTACAAGGACATTGTGATGCGTTGGTGTCAGGCCCAGCACATCACCTTGCCAGTGTATGATGTTCTCTGCGCGAAGAATGGCTTCGAGGTTTCTGTTACAGTGCTTTCCCACAAAACCTTTGGCGCAGGCAGGACGAAAAAAGAGGCTGAACAGGCAGCTGCGAAAAATATGCTCGCCATTATAAATGCCAGTCCGGTCAGCCAGCCCGTCTAACTTCAAGTTCCCGACAAAGAACCACCCGATCTTCAGAGAAATCGAAAAGGCGCGCCGTAACATCCCGTCTATGGAGTCGCGTCTGTTCAACCCGGCAGGTATAGCCGCCTACAAAAAGGCGAGTGCGTTCATTCGCAAGGCGCGCAAGGCGATCCGCAAGGGTAACCTTTCGGTGCACGTGATGAAGTACCGCGCGAGCCCTTCGCCGTCGCGCAAAATGTCTCCGCGGACCTACTGGAAAAAGGTTCGCGCGCACCGCTCAGCGGCACGGTGGACTGGGCCAACTGTTGTACCCATGCGTCGGTTCCGCACCAAGGGCACTGTCGCTTTAAAAACAACCTGGCCATTCCAAGTATGAGCCACTGGCGTACATGGACCGGCCCGGACCAAAGGAGTCCGGAATGGCTCGCACAGCGTGCAGGAATGCTGACCGCGAGCGACATTGCAACCGCACTCGGAATCAATCCGTACGAGAGCCCTGACGACCTGATGTACAAAAAGTGCGGCTTTCGGCGCAAGCAAACGACCGAGTGCACTGACTACGGCACCCGGCTCGAGCCCGAAGCACGCGACAAGTACTGTGAGCTCACAGGCGAGTCCGTGTTCGAGATTGGGCTCGTGCCTCACCCCAAATTTCCTTGGCTCGGTGGAAGTCCGGACGGAATCACCGATTCAGGGAAACTCATAGAGATCAAGTGTCCGCCGAAGCGCGAAATCACTCCGACGGTTCCAAAGTACTACATTCCCCAGGTTCAGCTGCTCATGGAGATTCTGGACCTAGAGGAGTGTGATTTTGTGCAGTACCGGCCCGCCTCAGAGGACAGGCCACAAGTACTTGTAGTCTCCAAAGTGCTCAGGGATCGTCAATGGTTCGCCGAGTCTGTGCCCGTTCTGGAGCGTTTCTGGAACAGGGTCCTAGAGAGGCGCAAGCAGCCGCTGTGGGAGGGTCCTTAGGACCAAGGGACCGGGGTCGGGGTCATCCTGACCCCCTTAGCGTCTCAGGAACCGATAAAGAACCCAAAGGACGATCGCCAAAAAAATCAAAGGCAGCAGGTCGAAACCAGGCCGGTCGTCAAGGTCGTGGCGGCGGGGGCCCAGCTCCCTCAGCGTCTCCTCGACCTTGAGATCGTACTGAATGAAACGAGGCGGGACGAGCTCGCGGTCCTCGGGAACTCCTTGTCCAAAGCACCCCCAGTCCTCGGCGGACGGCTGATCCTTGCAGCTGGCGTAGTCGTTTGTCGAGAGCCAGTTGGGAATCTGCGACTCGGCGATACCGGTGAGCGTCGGACCCTGGCACCCGTCGTAGAGATTAC